CTGTATTAGCATTATCAAATACACCTGGTGCATATCCTTTTCTAGGTATATCTATAACTGCCTCTAATTTTAAGTAATCTTTAAATCTCATATTTTTAATAGTCAAAGACTTGTCCTCTACTTGTCTTAATCTTTTGAGTTCTATTCTTTGCCCTTAACTCTCTTTTAATCCAGTCCATTGCAATTCCATTTTCTGGTTTAGTTCTCATTTTACTTCTTATAAAACGAGAAGCAGTATTTAAAGTTTGTGTAACTAATTCTTTTTCATCTCTATTGTTATCTACTATTAACATTTTACTATGCCCAAATACTTTTTGAAATGCACCCATATTTGATTGAACACCTTTCCAACTTTTCTGTACTAAATATTCAGGTATTGATCTACTTCTAGTTCTATTTCTTTCTAACGCAACATCTAAACTTGTATTAACAAATACCATATAACAATCGTACCCAATGTTTCTACATAAATTATATTGTCTTTGTATAACTGAATAATCTCTTGCTGTACTATCTATAATTAGACCTAATCTACCTTTCAAGTATTGATCTAATTGTTTACCTACAAATGCCTTTGCACCTTTTCTAATTATATTTCTAAAGTATTCTTCTTCGTCTGGCATTTTTAATGACAAATTTGCTTTTCTTAAATCTTTTTCAAATTTTATATCACTATTAACAAGTTTTAATCCTGTACCTGCAAACGCACTTGAAGTTACAAATGTTTTACCTGAACCAGGACCACCTGCTAAAAAGAACGCTTTGAATATACCAGGATCATAAACACCTTCGTTGATATATTCTCTAACTTCTTGTAAAGTTTTTTTCATTATCCTTTTACCCAATCTTTAGCAATCGTAAAGTTTGCTCTACTAAATTCTAATCTATCTACAAGTTTAACTGCACCTGCCTTTTTATCTACTGCAACAAAACCCTCTGGATTAGTTACTCTATATCCATTAGGTGTTCTAATAAAATGTCCTATACTTTGTATCTGTGATAGTTTTTGTATAAGAAAGTTCTTTGCATTACCTAAACTCACGTGACTTGCAATAGCAAAGTATAATGCACTTCTATTTTTATCTATAAAACTTAAACCGTCTTTCTTTGCCTCAATGTATTTCTCTTTACCTTTAGTAGTTTTTCTATCAGAAATTTCTGCTGTTAATATTTGATCGTAATAATCTCTAAACATATCTTGTAAAGTTTTAACTTTTGCCATAGAGGCACCTTGACTATTTTTTATGTAGTGATTGAAAAATGACTTTAATCTAAACCCTACTGATAAAGGATCATTTGATTTCATTACATTTAATAAAGGTGCTGCCTTTGCTAAAGAACCTTCTGCCATTCTTATTAGTCCGTCAAACCTAGATAGTTCTCCAGTTGTAAATGTAGATGAACCAGATGTATCTGTATAACCTGCACTTGCTAAATAGACTGCCGTTGAACCTGTCTTACCACTAACAGTACCAAACCCAGCACCTAAAGATGACATAGTTTTACCTGTGTAGTAAGTATGAAATACAATACCTAATCTTGCTCTACTAATTTTTCTACCTAAAGCAGATGATACTGGTACTGCATATGTAATAGTGTTAGGTGTAAAAGTTATCATTCTTTCACCATCTATGTTTGCTACTTTAGTATCGCCTTTTGTAAATAGTAAATCGCCTTGATAGATACCTGTAATACCTAATCTCTTTAATTCTTTTAAACAAACATTTAATTTTTGTGCAACAGGACCAGAGTGATTACTCGCAATGTCGCCAGGTGTGTAATTGATTTTAGGTGTTTTATTGAAGACTGATTTTGTACCGACAAAGAATTTGCCGTTCTCAGGATTTCTACCTGCAACAATAGCAGGAGCGCCGTCCCACTTAACAGACATATTAACTCGTCCGCTAGCAGACCCAGCTAACATATTTCTAACTGACTTTAAAAAACTTACTGCGTTACGACCACCATCTGAACCACGATTAATTATATCGTCTTCTAGGTGTTCTAAATGCGTATTCTTTTCTGTGGTAATAAAACCCTTAAAACTAAACATATTCCTCTCATTGTTTCCATCAATATAATAATCACATTTTCCATATAAATCAACTAATACTATTTATAATACTTTATCTCTAGTATATTTTGATAAAGAAACCGTTATCAGGATTGATTTTCTTAGCACCGTTTATCATCTTATTCATAATAGTAGATAAGTCTTTTTTATTTTTTACAAAAAAGTGCATTATTTTTAAACCTTGAATCTTCATAACCATATTTTCAGCAACTTTACTAGGTCTTTTAGCTGATTGTAAATCCCCAATTGTTTTTTTAAAATCTTTATAACTTATTTTTTTAACATTATAAACTTTTGAATCCCTAGTAACAGTTTCATACATATTGTAAGTTTCTTTACATTTTTTTTCATCAAAATTTGAAAATGGTTCAGGTGAACCAAAATATTTTATACTATTAATTCTAGCATCCTTCCACATACTCATAACATTATCAATCACTTTTGTAGAAACTTTTCCTAAACGACCTCCTGTTGGTGTACCATCGGATGTAATTTCAGTTTGTGCAGTACCATATTGGTGAGGAAATCCTCTAACTTGCATATTGATTTGTTTGTTTGTAGTTGTATTTGTAAAAGTAAATAAACCTATTTCTTGGCCTTCAGTAGATAAGTTGCAATTAAATTTTGCTATTTGAATATCGTAATCTGCCACCTTAACTTGACCTGGTATATTATTTTTTTCTACATTTGCTTTATCTGAAGTTATCTGTTTAAGAGAAATTGGATACATCTTTCCAGCATTATAAAGTTTATAAATTTTATCATTAACCATATTAAGTAATCCTTCTGAAGCGTCATAATTTTCTACCATTTTTTCTAAAGCGTCAGTTATTTCTTTTCTTTTATCTTTTTTAATTATAAAAATATCTGCTGGATTCCAAGAATCTTTTTTTGATATTCCTACTTTTTTTAAAAATTTTTCAATAGTAGATGTAAAATCTGACTTATCGGTAGCGTCGTGGATAATATCATAGGTAGTTAAAGAACCTACAATTTTTATAACTGCTGGTTTTGTGAGTTGAAATGTTTTAAACCAATCAGAAAAAGCTTCTGGATCTTTTTCAAATATAGATTGTTTAGTATCTTTAGCAGTTTTAATATCTTTTCGCAAAGACATTACAGTAGCTAACTCACCTGCGTCTGCTAGTGCTTTACCTAAAGCATTCCTTGATTGACCACCCATACCTGAGAATGGTGCTTTATCAATATCTGTAAATGTAAAAGACTTTTTACCATCAGTAAATATAGAAGCCATCTTGCCGTTAGGATCAAGTATCTTACTATATTTTTGATAATTTGTTTGTACTTTTTCCAACATATCAATATCTTTAGTCTTTTTAAACTTAATAGACTTGCCGTCTTTTACTTTAATTGGCGTGCCTTTTTTAATTTTTGCTACGATAGATACGATATAATTTGATTTAGGTAAATCTTTTCTTTGAAATATTGCCATAGTTCTCTCTCTATAGCATATTTATAAGAGGTTGTCAAGCCTTAATCCAGAACATTTTAGGTATACCACCAGAGAGTTTCCATACTTGATTTTTATTTTGAAAGTCTGCTATCTTTTGTGCGTCTTCTTCAAAAAAGTATTCAGCAATAGTATTCTTTGTAGGTTGTTCTATTACTTGCCATAGTATCTTACGACCTCTTTTTTTCATCTTAATTTTATAAGATAATTCGCCGTACTCTTTGTCTGATCTAGGTTTTCTATCACCTCTATGAAACCTTACTTTTTGTTTTTTAGGCATTTGTCTCCTTTCTGAAGTATGTATTAAAACTTACTACTATTCTTTCTGTACTCATATTTGTATCGTCACCTGAACCGTGTGCCAACCAACTTGGCCACATTAATAACAATCCTGGTTCGGGTGTAATACACATATCATCATCACACTTAACATATATGTTATTAGGATTTTGAAAATACAACTTACTACTTTTGTTATCTACTTGTAAAAATATTATACCAGAAATAATAGAGTCTGGATGCCTATGAAAATTTAATGTACTATTTTCTCCTTGTACATTACACCAAGAATTAGTAATCTCTAAATTAGGATAAAAAAGTTTTTCTTCTACTCTATGTTTTACTGAATTATGATTATCTAAAAAACCTCTTTTAGGTGTAAAAGTTGATTTTGCATTGCCTACAAGAGCATTATGGTCTGTCAAGTCTTCTTTTTTTATAGACTTTATTAAACGCTCAATAGCACCACCTTTTAAAAAATCGTATTGTGCGTGTATGTCAGTTTGAAAGGCATTTAATTTTATCATTTTTTATCCCAATAAGAATTAAATCCTATAATAATTCTTTCTTTACTTTTGTTTATTGTATCACCTGAACCGTGCATTAAAAAACTAGGCCACATTAATAATAAACCAGATTTAGGTTTTATTACACATATCTCACCTTCCATAGAAGTAGGATTTTGAAAAACTAATTTACTACTATCATCATCTACTTTTAAATATAAAATACCAGATATAATAGAATTAGGATGCTTATGATACTTTAATGTACTGTCTTCTTTTTGTATAGTACACCAAGACTCTGCCATTCTTTGATTCTTTATAGGCATTTCTTTGACTATTCTATCTTCTAAATCTTTATGAAAATCTAAAAATTGAGATTGGTCAACACCGATAGATGTTTTAGCATTGCCTGGTATGTAATCATAATCTATTAATGAATTTTTATCTATACTAGCACATATTTTATCTATTTCAGATTGATTTATAAAATCTTCTTTTTCGTAATAGTCTATTGTAAAAAGTGTTTTCTTATCCATTATACTTTAAAATCTGAAAACTTATCATAAGGATTCTCTTTCACTTCTACTTTCGGTTGTCCACTATCTACTATATTTTGTGCTGAGTTTTCAACATCATACAGTTTCATTTTTGATCTATCAACGCCAATGATAAATGATCTGTTAAGACCTGGATCATTATATCTATTCTTTAATTGTTTAACTTTCATCTGACCTAGTTGTTCTAGTTCTTCATTTGATTGTAAAGCAAACATAAAGTCAGCAGTAGCAGGTAGACCAAAAGACTCTGCCGTATCTTCTAAACCAATATCAGTTGAAACAAATCCTGTTCTTGTTGTTTGTGTTGCACTAAAGATTGGCACATTAAACTCAACAGCAAGACCTCTTAATTCTTCAGCAATTGCCTTGATAAAGAAATATGATCCTACATTACCACCTTTAAATCTAGCACTAGTACAAATATTTAAGTAGTCAATGAAAACAACATCTGGTCTAAAACTTTTCTTTAATGATAATTCATTAAACAATGATCTGAAATGACCTGCGTGAGCAGACGCAGTTGGATATTCTTTAATAATTAATTGACCGTTAGTTTTGTTTCTTACTTTTTCTATTTTAGAATCATACAAGTCTTTTGGTAAAGCGTGTAGATCGTCCATAGATACATCTAATAAGTTTGCGTCAATTCTTTCAGCAATTCTTTCTTCAGCCATTTCTAAAGTAATATACAATACATTTAAACCTTGTGCCAAATAAGCACTAGCACAATGACACATAAACAAAGACTTACCTACACCTGTACCTGCAAGAGCAATGTTTAATGTTTTACTTGGTACACCACCTTTTGTGATCTTGTTAAAGTAAGATAAATCAAATTGATACTTCTTCTCTTTTGTATGATAAAATTTAAATCTGTCGTCTGCGTCATTAATATAATCGTGACCGATATGATTATCAAAACTTACTGCTAATGCGTCTGCAAGAATACTAGGTATTGCCTCTGGTGTTTTGTCTTTAGATTTACCATCTAAAATTTTGATACCGTCTAATACTGCATTGTGAACAGCACGATCTTTACAAAACTTTTCTGTTGTATCTAACAACCATTGTTGATCTATGTCTTCAGGATTTAATGACTTGATTAATTCTTTTACTATTCTATTTTCTTCTTCGTTTATATCTTTACGATTACCTAGTTCTATTAGTATTGATTCTTTTGATGGTAGATTCTTATACTTCATTACAAAAGAATTAATCTCTTGGAATAAAATCTGTTCTTCTCTCTTTGTGAAATATATTTCGTTTACAAATGGTAATGTCTTACGAGTAAATTCTTCATTGAATATAAGATTTCTTAATATTGTAAATTCTATTCTTTCATTATTCATATATTGCTTGCCCACCTTTTATTTGTTTATCTAATAATTCAACTAGTATATCACCAATATAGTCTATAAACTCTTGTTTGTCAATGCTGGTTTCGTCAAATGGATTGAAAATTATATCGTAATCAAACTGCATAGGCAGATTACCTTTATTGTCTTCTTCTTTTGCGAAGCCAACTTTTCCGTATTTGTAAATGATTCCTTTGTACGGTAGTTGTAATAACTTTATACAAGTAAAGTCATCACCTTCTTTCTGTACGAAAGCGTATCTATTCTGGTTTTGATGTTTCTTCGGATTCTTCTTCAGATCCGTAGGTAAATTTTCTTTTGGCATAATCATCTATTGTTTTTAATACTTCGTCTGTAAAATACTTATCAGGATTCTCATTGATGTTCTTACCAAATACTTTTGAACCATCAGGCATTTCGTATCTTGTAGATACTTTCTTAAATACACCTGCTGCTTCTCCAAGTTCTAACAGACCATAGTATTGGTCTAAACCTGTTTTGTATGTGAGTCTTACATCAATCATAGCATTTTCTTTTGTTAACCTTGACTTATAATTTTTACAATGAATAATATTACCAATTACTTCGGTACCGTCTTTTTCTTTTCTCTTACTTAAATAAACTATTGATGAAGCGGCGTACTTCAAACCTGAACCACCACCCATTTCTTTTTGTGGATACATAGAACCAATGACATCATAAGTGTGATTGGTCATAATCATAGGAACACCTGCCTTACCAAGTTTTAAAGTTAATACTCTAAATGTAGATTTAACTATTTGTGATCTAGTCATATCTCTTGTTTCTTTACCTGCGGCTGTGTCTTCCATTTCTTTTGTAGTAGATAACATTCCTAAACTATCTAATACGAACAACAAAGGTTTTCTTTTGCCTTCTGGTTGTTCAATATACTTGTCTAAAATTTTTAAAGATTGAGTTCTAAATTCTTGTACAGTTGATACAGGTACGACAACCATTCTAGTTGAGTCGACACCTCTACTTTCAATCATACTTTTTGAGATTGCACTTTCTGATTCGAAATAGATTACACCTGCGTCTTTGTCTTTGTCTAAAAATGCTTTTACGATTCCTAATGCAAAAAATGTTTTACCTGTAGCGGCCTCACCTGCAATTGCAGTAATCTTGTTCGCTGGCATTCCACCGTAAATTGATCCTGATAATAGAGCATTAAAGGCATAAGAACCTGTGTCTATAAAATTTGTTACATCTGCTGTATCAACACCTTCACTAACTAGTGTTGCGTATTCATTACCTGTTTCTTTAATTATGTCTTTTAGAAAGTTGCTCATATTCTATCATCTCCTGTTCATTATAAGATATTGTGTACCATTTGATATTCATATCATAACATACTTTTTTGATATTGTCAAGTTCCGTTGCAGGAAAACTATGCGACATATGATTATTGTATCCTTTATATATCGTAATCATCATCTAGTATTTTTGGCACTTCATCTATTCGTTGTTTTGCTCTTAATACAACCTTTCTCGCTTTAGGCGAGAGTTTAGTTGCGTCTAGTTGTTCTTCATTCCACAATCTGAATTTAGGATCCTGTGGTACCCAATCTTCAGGTGGTTCTTCGTATTCTTCTGGTTGTATTTTATCCCACAACATAGTTTTAACTTGATCTATATGTACAGGTCCCAAGTCGCTATATGTTCTTCCTTCAAATCTATTTGCCATAGCAAAAATTTGTTCTTTATTGTATTGTATCTTTCTTTGATAATCCCAATACTCTTTTAAATCGTTGTACTCTTTTGGTTGAATAGACATACTCATATTTATTCAAAAAAACTATCAAGTGTACCTTTTCTAATTGATTTAAATAAATCTACATTTTTGTCTTTAGAAAAACACCATACATTTTCTATAAATGTTTTGTTCATAAAATCTTGCTTATCTTTTTCTGTTTCAAATAACTTATCTGATTTAGGTCTTTGCATAATTCTCATTCCTATTTGACCTACAAAGTTATCTTTTAACATATCAACAACTTCATCACAACTTTTATATCGTTTACCTTTGATAGTCGGATCCATAATATTAATTAATGTGTGTTTAGATACTTCAAAACATTTTTTAGATACAGGTAAAAAGAAATCATCACGCCACTTCTCGTACTCGTTGAATTTAAACCACGATTGATTTTCTTCTTTCTCTCCACCTTTATTATATTCTTCGGTACTAAAATATGGTGGACTTGTAAAAGAACAATCAACATCTTTAATTGTATCCCAAGGTAAATCTTCAGCACCTGTATTGTAGATAGTAACTTTTTTAGGTTTAGTTAAGAAACTATTATACAATTCAATTTGTTTCATATATTGTTTGTAAGTATTAGGGTTTGGATCACAACCGATATATTCTTCAGCGTCTGAAGCAAAGAAACCTGCAAGTCTATCGCCCCAACCACAACTTGTATCTAAAACTTTTTTAGCATTTGTTAGTTGATAGATAGTCTTAGCAACATTAGGTTTAAATTGAGTTGCAATATATGTACCTAATCTAAAGGCACTCATATAACTTGCTTCAGATAATTGTCCACCTCTTAATTCTTCTTTGCCTTCAACTAATACTGTCTTCATATTGTTTATACCTCGCCAGATAGGACCTAGACAACGCCATATATCTTTTGCAGTACCATTGTACCATACATCTAAAGGTGCTTTGAAACTATAACTTGAACAGTTTAATCTTAATTCTTGGTGAAAATAATTAGATACATTATTATAAGTTGATGGTGCTGATATAACACCTAGACCATAATCTTTATAATTGTATTTGTAATCTGAATACTTTTCTTTAACATTGTTATCGTTAGTATTACAGTATGTACCAATGTCTTGTTTTTGTAAATTGTGGAATGAATTTCTTACATCATCTAAAGTTATTTTCTTTAAAGGAAATACAGGTCTGTACTTCTCAATATAATCTGCTAAATCTAATCTAAACTGATCTCTGCCTATATCATTTGTTATTCTTTCAAAAGCAATCTGATCTATGATTGGTAATTTGTTTTCGTTAGCGTATTGTTTTAAGTATTCCATTATAATTTGTATTCAAAGTTTTGAGTTTCATCATTTATATGTACTTGTTTAGCACCATTTTTAATATGAAAGTGAGTTGCCATAGGTGTTAATGGAGATAAAGTAACTAGTCTGGAACAATGATGTTTCCTTGACCACTCTCCTAGTTTTTTAACTATCTCTTTACCTGCACCTCGTTTACGAGACCATACTGTATATGCAACAGCAACATTGCCATCTTTTACTCTGGACATATAATCCATTTCTCTAACTGTATATGGTACTTCAGGACAAAATGCGACACAAA